GCAGACCCAAAAGCATCACTCTCTCAGATCAAAGTGGTTAGCCACAAAGAAAAGGAAGAGTGGGAATTAGTGCCTAAATATAACATTGGCAAAAAGAAGTAAACTAAATCATCTTACATTTTGGAGATATCATGGCTGAACAAGCACAACAAACTATCAAACTCGAACTGACCATTGACGAAGTTAATGCAATTTTAGCATCGTTGGGTAAGCACCCTTTTGAAGCTATTTTCCAGTTGGTTAATAAGATTCAACAGCAGGGTTCTGCTCAGGTTCAGGCAGCAGAAGCTGCAGCAAATGCTGCAACAAGCACTGTAGCCCCACCAGCAGTTTAACTAAATAGTTCTTGTCCCATCGGGATGGGAACGTAAAGGCTCTTCTACCTTAGGAGCGTCTAACGCTGACAGTACGTAAAGCTGTCCCTGTACCACAGTAAGCAGGATTTTACGATATGCCTTCGGGGTATCATTTTAACTACTCGCTTAATAGGAGAAAACAATGTTGAATAACATTAACACCGCTATCGACACTTTCCAAAGTGTCAAAACTAAATTCGTTGAGACGCATGTCAAAAACGAAGAACTCAAAAAACCCCTTAATGCCTTTATTGCTGCACAGTCTTCCTTTGCGAAGACTGTAGCTAAATCGTATAATGACTTCTTCACTGCCTTGGGTGTGTCCGCATACACCTTTGATGCGAAGAAAGCATTTACGAAACAATAAGGAGATTGACATGGGAAACAACTTCATCCCCACATTCTGGGGCACTAAAGACATGGACAAATTTCTTATCGGNTTCGATGAGCAGTTTAATCGTTTGCAGAAATTCCATGACGACATGTCCAAGAACATCCCTAACTATCCACCATACAATATCGTCAAGAAAGACGAGAACCACTACACCATTGAGTTGGCTGTTGCTGGTTTTGGTCAGTCTGACATTGATATCGAAATGGAAGATGGTAAGTTAGTTGTTCGTGGCAACATCAAGGCTGAAGAAGCTGAAGATAATTTCTTATTCAGAGGCATTGCAAATCGTGCGTTTTCTCGTGCGTTTGTTTTGAACGATGAAGTAGAAGTTAAAGACGCAGAACTATTCAATGGCATGCTTAAGATTTTCTTGGAGCGTTTGATTCCAGAACAAAGAAAGCCAAAGAAAATTGCAGTCAAAAACGGCAAAGGCAAACAATTGTTACAGGAGAATGCTTATGAGCAAGCTGCTGAAAAGTTGTAAGCAAATCCTCGTTGGTATTGCTGAAGGTATCCAATCCTTCAAACTCTATAAAAGAGGCAAGGTGAAGTAAAGTAAGGAAGTCTTCGGACTTCCTTTTGCTCATAAATAGTAGTATGGGCAATAAAGCAAGATACTTTCCGAACATGACTACCTTCACTACTGTGCGTAGAGGAGAGTGGCGTTTCAAGGTATCTGTTTACAGTAACAAATTTGTATTGATTGTTGCACAACACATTTATAACGGAGATGCATTTATACGGTACTTTGATAAGTTTATAACTGCATCGAACTTTATAGATAATCTAGTTGAACAGGATAAAACATGACAGTGAAAATTTTTAAGATGATCAATGGCGAAGTAATGATGGGTGATGTTACTTATACTAATCAAGAATATTACATAGTACATGAACCAGCAGCAGTAATGTTGCAGGAACGTGATGGTGGTATGGGAATTGGTATTGCTCCATACATGCCATACGCAGAAGGTAAAATCACAATTCGCACTACAGCAATTGCTGCTGAAGGTGAACCTGATCAAAAACTTACAAATGAATACAGCCGAATCTTTGGATCAGGCATCGTAATTGCAAACGTAATTCCAAAATAATCCCTTTACTTTTTCCGATCCTTCAGGTATAATAGTTATATCTGGAGGATTTTTCATTATGTTCATGTTCGATATCGAGACTCTTGGAACAGAGTCCCACAGCGTTATCTTGTCTGCTGCCCTTACTCACTTTGAGATCGGCACTGATTATACCTACGAACAACTACTAGACAATTCTATATTCGTCAAAGTGGATGTTCAATACCAACTCAAAGAACTAAAACGTGTTGCACAAAAAGACACCATTGATTGGTGGTCAAAGCAACATGAGTATGTACGTGGTGTTAGTTTGAAACCAACTGACTTGGATATGTCTCCCTTGGAAGCAATTCGTGCACTGCGTGACTATGCTGCACAGTTCCCAGAGAAAGATCAAACAGTTTGGGCACGTGGTTCTCTTGACCAAATGTGTATTGATTCTTTGACAAGGCAACTTGACCAAGAGCTAATTTTCCCGTATAATAACTGGAGAGATATGCGCACTGCCATCGACTTGTTAAAAGATACAGGCAAGAACGGCTACTGCGATATCATTCACCCTACTTTTAAATCACACAACGTCATTAAACATCACCCAGTGCATGACTGTGCTCTTGATATAATGATGTTGATCTATGGAAAATAATGTATACAAACGTCTATCAGTATGGCAGCAAGATGCTGGTTCGTGGTTATGATACCAAGGGCAACCAGTACAAACGCAAAGAAGATTTTCAACCTACAATCTTCGTTCCTTCAAAGACACCAACCGATCACAAAACACTTCAGGGTAATTACGTGGCATCGCTGCATCCTGGAACGATGCGTGATACCAAAGACTACATTGATCGTTACAAAGACGTAGAAGGCTTTGAGATCTACGGCAACAACAATTACGTTGCTCAGTATGTTTCCGATAACTTCAAAGGTGAACTCAAGTTTGATATCGAGAACATTCGTATCTGGACTATCGATATTGAGACCAGCACTGAGTCTGGTTTCCCAAACATGAAGACTGCCAACGAAGAAATCCTACTCATTACGTTGCAAGACAATGCGACAAAACGAGTGATTACCTTTGGTAGCAAACCATACGTCAACACTGACAAGAATGTTCAGTATCGTTATTGCACGAATGAACTTGATCTGCTAAGAGAGTTTATCAACTACTGGTCGTTGAATACACCAGACGTTGTGACTGGTTGGAACTGCAATCTGTTTGACATTCCGTATCTTATCCGTCGCATCGATGTAACACTTGGTGATACGTACAGCAAGCGATTGTCGCCATGGGAAAGCATTCGTGAACGCACAATCAATATTCGTGGTAACGAAGAAACTGCTTACGACATTCATGGTGTTGCTGTTCTTGATTATCTTGACCTGTACAAAAAGTATACTTACACTACGCAGGAATCGTATCGCTTGGATCACATTGCATTCGTTGAACTAAACGAGCGCAAGAAAGAAAATCCAGGTAACTCATTCAAAGAGTTTTATACTGATTACTGGAAAGAGTTTGTTGAGTATAACATTCAAGACGTAGCATTGGTTGATAGACTCGAAGACAAGATGAAGTTGATTGAGTTGCAAATCACCATGGCTTACAATGCCAAGATTAACTATGAAGATGTGTTTTCGCAGGTGCGCATGTGGGATGCTATCATCTACAATCACCTGCGTGACAAAGGCATTGTTATCCCTCAGAACAATTCCAGTCGCAAAGACTCTCAGTTCGAAGGTGCGTATGTTAAAGATCCCATCGTTGGTATGCACAAGTGGGTTGCTTCCTTTGACTTGAACTCTCTATATCCTCACCTGATTATGCAATACAATATCTCTCCCGAGACTTTGCTTGCTGGTAAGATGAATGTTACTGTTGACCAGTTGCTCAACAAAGAGATCAACACCACGATGTTGAAAGAACAAAACATTACGCTGACTGCTAATGGTGTATCGTATACCAAAGACAAGCAAGGGTTCATGCCAGCTTTGATGGAAGAGATGTACAAGAATCGTTCTCGTTTCAAGAAGCAGATGTTAAAGATTCAGCAGGAGTTTGAACATGATAAAAAGAACAACGATCTGCGCAAAGAGATCAGTCGGTTAAACAATCTGCAGATGGCCATGAAGATTGCCTTAAACTCTGCTTATGGTGCCATGGGCAACCAGTACTTCCGCTACTTTGATATTCGTATGGCTGAAGGTATTACTACCAGTGGTCAGTTGTCTATTCGTTGGATGGCAAACAAGTTGAATGCGTTTATGAACAAGACGCTAAAGACTAGTGGCAAAGATTACGTGATTGCAATTGACACTGACTCAATCTATCTAACACTGGAAGATCTTGTTGAGACCACCTGCGTTGGTAAAGACACGAATCAAAAGATTGCCTTTATGGATAAGATCTGCGAAGATGTATTCCAACCATTCATCGACAAAGGCTATGANGAACTCGCTACATATATGAATGCATATGATCAAAAGATGCAGATGAAGCGTGAGGTGCTTGCTGATAAAGGTTTGTGGACTGCCAAGAAACGATACATACTTAATGTGCATAACTCTGAGGGTGTTCAGTATGCAACACCAAAGTTAAAGGTCATGGGTCTTGAGATGGTTAAGTCATCGACACCACAGATCATCCGCAACAAGTTGAAAGAATCAATCACTGTTATTCTTGAAGGCAATCAATCAGCACTACATAAATTTATTACTACTTTTCGCAAAGAGTTTAATCAGTTGCCTGTTGAACAGATCTCGTTTCCTCGTTCGGTGAACAATCTCCAGCAGTATACTTCTTCGTCAAACATCTACGGCAGTGGTACACCGATGCATGTGCGTGGTGCTTTGCTTTACAATCACTATCTCAAGAAGGCTAAGTTGGAAGGTAAGTATCCTATCATTCGCGAGGGCGAGAAGATTAAGTTTGTGTATCTCAAGACACCGAATACAATTCAAGAAAACATTATATCGTTTACCAATGAGTTGCCCAAGGAACTTGGTTTACATAAGTATGTTAACTACGACATACAATTTGAAAAAGTATTTCTTGATGCGTTGCAAATTGTTATCCAACCACTTGGCTGGAGCGTTGAAGAAAAATCATCACTGGAGGACTTCTTTGGTTAAGAACATTAGATTAGTTAGAAGCAATGTTGACGTCAGTAAAATCTTGCTGAGATAAACAAGTACCCCAATGATTGGGATGCTGAAAAGAACATGGACAATACAAACCAGAATGATGAGTTGCCTGTCTCTGTTCTTCAACTTGTCATGGGTGCAGTTGAGAACGAAGGCGAACATCCAAAGGACAGTGAGATCTCAGTAAAGACAGAGATCTATAAAAAGTATACGGAGACTCGTCGCTGGCTCCGCAAAAATGGTTGTGCCGAGTTTGATCGACTTGCCTTTCTTAAACTTGGTCTTGGTCATAGTGTTGGAACTCACATTGATGAAGGAACATACTATCTCACACGAGATCGATATCACCTTTCCATACAGGGTGAATACATATACACAGTGAATGGTCAGGCTGTTGTTATCAAACCAGGAACTTTCTTTTGGTTCAATAACAAGACACCGCATGGAACGAAGAATGTTGGAGACGTTCCAAGGATTACAATGGTATTTGACTTACCACATTCTCCAAACAATCCATAGTTGACATTGCAATTTTTATCAGGCATAATAAAGGAACATATGAGAGTACTAAAATTTTACGCAGACTGGTGCGGACCATGCAAGNTGCTGACTGAAGTTATTCATGACGCACAAGACCAGATTAACATCCCCATTGAAGAAGTCAATATTGATAAGGACAACGCTGTTGCTATTCAATACGGAATTCGTTCAGTGCCAACGATGATTCTTCTTGATGAGAATAATACTGAACTAAAACGTGTGGTTGGTTCTCTTAATCAATCAGATCTATTGACATTCCTAAAAGGATAACATGAGCATACTAGACAAAATTAAAAAGAACACTACTATCAAGGATTCATCTGTCCTTGCTACATCAAAATTCTTTCAAAAGAAAGATATGATTCCTACTTCTATTCCTGCTATCAACGTAGCATTGAGTGGTCGTCTTGATGGTGGTTTAACTCCAGGACTAACAATGTGGGCTGGTCCAAGTAAACACTTTAAGACTGCTTTTAGTTTATTGATGGCTAAGTCTTACATGGACAAGTATCCCGATGCAGCACTACTCTTTTATGACTCTGAGTTTGGTACTCCGCAGTCTTACTTTGACAGCTTTGGTATTGATACAAACCGAGTTATTCATACNCCTCTTACCGATGTGGAACAATTAAAGTTTGACATCATGCAGCAATTGCAAGGTGTTGATCGTGGTGATCATCTAATCATCGTTATTGATTCGATTGGTAATCTTGCTTCAAAGAAAGAAGTTGAAGATGCTCTTGATGGTAAGTCTGTTGGTGACATGACTCGTGCCAAACAAATGAAAAGTTTGTTTCGTATGATTACACCGCACCTTAACTTAAAGGATATTCCACTGGTTGTTGTTAACCATACGTATATGGAAATTGGTTTATATCCAAAGGCAATCGTTGGTGGTGGCACTGGTTCATACTACTCTGCTGACAACATCTTTATCCTTGGTCGTCAACAAGAAAAAGATGGCACTGAATTAATGGGTTACAACTTTATTATCAACGTAGAGAAATCTCGCTATGTTCGTGAGAAAGCAAAGATTCCTGTTACTGTTATGTTTGATGGTGGTATCTCCAAGTGGTCTGGGTTACTTGAGATGGCTCTTGAATCTGGTCATGTGGTTAAACCCAGCAATGGTTGGTACTCACGTGTTAATGTAACCACTGGCGTTATTGAAGACAAGAAGTGGCGTATTAAGGATACTGACTCCAAAGAATTTTGGTTACAGGTTCTTATGGATAAATCTTTCCAGCAATGGGTCACTGAGAACTATCAGATATCATCTGGTTCCATTATGCAAAATATGGATGACGATGAGATTGAAAAAGAATTAGCCAAGATCGATGATTAAGTATACATTCGTTGAAAAAGCAGAAGCAACTGGTGANTANACTGTTGCTTTAAAATTNCTTGAGGGNAAGTACGAGGGTATGGTNTTCTCGTANGGAGAAGTCAAATTCATAGAGCATGGTGATGAAGATGCNGTTACTTTAAAGTTTGATTATGAAATCCATAAGAACCCTGGAAATGTTGACACCTTTGACAAAGNAGAGGTAGAATATGTTCTGGGAGGNTTNCTTCAAGAACTTATCAAAGAACAACTTGGTAAGAACGAACTCATTTACACTGGTGGATCTGATTAATGCGAATTGAAAAAACGATTCTTTCGAATCTTGTACATAATGAACAGTATTGCCGTAAGACCTTGCCCTTTGTAAAGACAGATTACTTTTCCGATCGTAAGGAAAAGATGATTGCTGAAGAGATTACAAAGTTTTACGATACTTACAATAAACCAATCACACTGGAAATCCTTGCGATCCAACTTGGCAACAGGCATGACCTTGGTAGTGATTCTAGAGAGATTGATACATATATTAATGAACTAACCTCAAAGGAAACTAATGAGGAATGGTTAGTTGCGGAAACTGAAAAGTTTTGCAAACAGCGAGCAGTATACAATGCTATNNTAGCATCAATCAAAATTATTGAAGGTAAAGATGACAAGCACAACCAAGAGGCTATACCCAATTTACTTTCTGATGCACTTGGGGTTAGCTTTGATCGCCATGTTGGTCATGACTACCTTGAAGACTTTGACTCTCGCTTTGACTTTTATCATAGGGTTGAGGAAAAGGTTGCGTTTGATCTGGAACTTTTAAACAAAGTCACCAAAGGTGGATTGTCAAAGAAAACTTTAAACGTAGCATTGGCTGGTACTGGTGTTGGTAAGTCTTTGTTTATGTGTCACTTTGCTGCTTCAACTATGATGCAGGGTTTGAATGTGTTATACATAACTATGGAGATGGCTGAAGAACGTATCGCTGAACGTATTGACGCCAATTTGTTGAATCTTGGTATGGATGAACTAAAGGTTATCGACAGAGATATCTTTACCAATCGTATCACAAAGGTTCAAAAGAAAACACAGGGCAAACTTATTATCAAAGAGTATCCAACTGCTTCTGCGCATGCTGGACACTTTCGTTCTTTGCTTGAAGAACTAAAACTCAAGCGTGACTTTCTTCCTGATGTTGTTATTATTGATTACC